CCCTCTCCCCCTCCTTTTTTATTGTATAGCAGTCTTAGTAATTAGACGGAGAACGATGTTCACAACTGCCAATATGGATGTCGCCATAGCTGCCTGAACCTCAGCGTCAAGCTCTATCCCCCAAAGGCTGTTAGCGATTATTCCCACTATTGCTAACAGGTTCACCCATAGCGTCTTGCTAGTGTACCAACTTTTCATTTTTACCCTCCTATATGATTACTCTATCGCATTGATAGCCATTTCCACCTATTTCAAACACTTCCCCTGTTTGCGGTTCAATAAACACCCAACGTTCCTCAACCCTAGCCAAATTAAAGGCATGATAGCCATTAGGCGTCATTCCCAGTGCCACCCCAAAGCAGTTTATTCCAAATTCTGCACTTATTAATCCACTCATTAGCATAGCAAAATCATCGCAATCCATAATAGCGGTTTTATACTTAGGGAAAGGATAAACCTTCCTACAGTATTTAACCGCTTCTTTTATACCCCACAGGGTAGTCCAAAAATATGGACTATAGGCATCAAAAAACCCTAAAGGCACAGTGATGTCTATGTCTGTTAATTCGTTCTTAGTGTCTAGCCAGTCAACCTCATAGAAGGTGATGTCAGGCTTAGTTGTTGCTATTGGCGATTGTAGTTTACACATGGGGAATATCCCACCGTATAGGCAATGATTCAACCTCGCATTTACCTATACACTCAAATACATAGACATTCCTACCCATTACATCAGGCAACCTAGCTAATCTCTCGGCTTCAGTCCGTGCATCTTCAAGAGTATACCACCTGAACCGTCTCCCACCGTCAGCACCTTCAACCCAGTTTACCCAGAATCTATCCATGCGTTCCTCCTTCATATTCCTGAAGGGTAAGTCATATAGCGTTGTCATCTTGTTTCCCTCCTATCATATTTTGCCAAACTTCTTTGCTCATAATTTCATCTGCTAGGCCGTAGGCGATAGCCTCCTTAGGCTCCATCCAGTAATCACGGTCAATATCAGCCAATACTTCTTCTCTACTTTTCTTGGCCCCACATTCACGCAGGATATCTACTACCCGTTCCAGGTATGTATCCATCTGCTGCCCTTGTATTTTCCAGTCTCTAGCATCGCCCCCCATTTGTCCGGCAGGCAAGTGAAGCATAACCTTAGCATGAGGGGATAGATACCGCTTGCTACCTGCTGCTAAAATGATAGCCGCTGCTGAGGCGCAATAATCACCTATTGTTATGACAGGTGATTGTATCATTTTTATAGTATCATAAAGTAGAAAGGTTGAGTCAAGGTCTCCACCAACTGAGGTAATGAATAGTTTAATGGGTTCCTGCGAAAGTGTATCCAACGCTCTCAATAACTGCCTTGGTGATGTATCCCCTGTTATAACGCCGTTAAGATTAAGTATCCTATAGTTCTGAGTCATGTGTTCTCTGTAACCAACCATCTGATCATCATTTACCAGAACATCCCTCTCGTTTAAATTAATAGTTCGTGGGTACAGCATTATTTCACCCTCACTTCTTTTGTAGATTTAATACAACCTTTCGGGATAGTCAGTTTCGCAAATCTCAATCCAAGGTCACTGTATGCCATTGTTAAAGTAATTTGGGTATCATCTTCGGACTTGAAATACCCTATGGCTGTAGCTAACGCCAGTCCATCAGTACTCTCACCCTCCCAACCGTGCATAAAGTTACTGTCGTAAAACTCAATTTCTAGTCTTTTCATTTTCCCCCTTCTTTAAGTATTTTATCACTGATTCTATAAACTTGAAGTCTGAAATGTCATGTTTTTCAATAGGGCAGTCTTCCCACAACTCACAATTTTTATTGCAATTCTTCTCAGTCAATAAGCAAATAGAATCGTGTGTCATCTTACCCATATTCTACCACACCTCGCACGTTTTGTCAATACAATCAAGCGGTATTTCATCACCGAAATTATCGTATTGCTTAAGCGCCCACCTCATACCATAACTCTTCTGGGTAGCACCACATTTACATTTACCAGTTAATGTTTTTTCATCAGGATTAAGGTTTTCTGGCTTGTCCTCCGGATAAACAAAAACGTGTCTACACATAGCTTCTAACCTCCTTTATTACCTTCGGAAATTAAAGATATCTCTCCCCTTACTAAATTTATTATTCACTAAACAAACTTCTTGATTTCTGCCCATGAATTTACTCTCATTAGTTTACCAGTGATATTGTGACACCTGGTATTCCACGGCTGGGTATATAAGAGCTTGATTGTACTATCTGTTGCCATAAGTTTAGACGGGGAGTCATCAATGTGTAAGTCATACTCACCTAATCCAACATCAATATCACTAAATGGGATTTGATATTCTACTAGCCAGCTAGCCAACCCAAACTCCCCCATGTATTTAATCCTGTTAGAGAAGATAACTAATTCATACCCCATCGACCTCCATTCCGTTAGGGTTTCAATAGCACCCTCAATAAGGTTTGGCTTACCATAAACCTGCTCCTTAAACATGGTATTTATCAGGGAAGGGGATACCCCTAAAACGTCAGCCAAGTCATAGGCAAATATCATATGTTTAGAAAGGTCTACCCCAAAGAAGTTTTTAACTATCTTGGGGAAGTCGTACTCGCAAATACACCCATCAATATCAATACAGATGCGCTTCTTTCTTGGCTCTAGTTTATATGGTAACTCTATGGGCCACACTATTGTCATTTCCGGTAAAACCTCTACTGGCATTATTCGCCTCCTAGCAGTCTTATGATTTTAGCATAAACATGGACATCTGTCAAGCGTGTATCTATGTTTTCTACCTCACCTTCATAACCTTCACTGAGCATCCATAGAGCAGCATCTAGTTGTTTCATTAAATAAACCATCGCCACTATACGAGGGTCGGATAGCTTTAGTTTAGGATACAGTGATAAGATACTAGCCACCCTCTCGAAGTTTCCGTAAGGAGAACCGCCATTAGTATAGTCTTTATTCTTAGCACTGTAAAGGGCTAGTTCCGCCATTGTCAACTGTTCGTAGTTCATTCTGTGGGTCTCCTTCTCGGTTTGCTTCTAACCATAATCGGTATATCCTTTCCCCTAACTCGCATAGCGAATTGCTCAGCTAGTTTTGTTATTTCAACCATCGCTCCGTCAACATCCTCTTGTAATCCGTAGCATCTAAAGCAGTTCATTATACCCCCAAGTTGAAGGCGGAACTGGCCGAGGGCTTTCTTGTATTGTTCGTCTGGTATCTTCTCCACTACACCTTAATCTCCACAATGGTAGCAGTTTGTAACCCCTCAAGGAATCTGGCAGCAGGATACCAAGAATCAATGTGACTATGCCAACCATATTCATCTTGTATCCTGTGGTATCTTTCCTTTTCCTTTATTGCCAACCTGCCTGACTGAGTATAATTTTTAAGATATTCTTTTCTTTTATCACTAGCCCTAAATCTAGCAGAGCACAAAATCCCTTTGGCTGATTGTGCGTATTTTTTAGTCGCCCTTTTATTTATTTCTCGCCCCTTTGCAGACTTCCAGTATTCAGTTAGGCAACCTTTACATTGCCGGCAGAATCCGTCTTGAGTGTTTTTGTCGCTCCAATATTCCATTAATAGTTTTAACTGCTTACATCTAGCGCACCTCTTATATTGAGGCGTGGATATCTGGTCTAACTCTACCATGTTCATCTACCTTTTTCCCTATGCGTATTCGTGGAGTCCCCAAGTCTGATGGTTGATAGCCCGACCTCAAGGGGTAACCAGCATAAGAGCGGAAAGCCCCTGTTGATACCAGTAGTTTTCTGTGGACTTGTGGGTGTGTCATATCCCAGTCTGGAACTTCTAAGTAATTATCCCGCCCCAGGTTCTGCGTGTGGTCATGCGAGAGAATATACATATCAGCATGAAAGCCTTGAGCGAGATATTCAACCTTGCGGATTTTAGCACCCCTTGTTCTGGCTCCGCCCCAGCCATGAGTAAACACCGCCGTAAAGAATGTATTATCGTTTATATTTAATGGCTTTGTTCTCATCATTAGAACGCCACCATCCCTGACGTATCTCTCGCCTATCCCCAATCGCTTCATTAAATTATAAGTCCAGTCCGTTCCTGTAGCCCTGAATACATTTTTAAGTTCATGACCACCTGAACACGCCGCTAGTATTCTTTTGGCGATAGGCTTTAGCAGGGCTTCCAGTTCATCTGAGCATTGGTCGAGGGATGGAAATTCAATAGTCCCTCCAGGTTCAGCCATTTCATATAGATTAGCTGCTGACTTCTCCGTAGGGGCAGTTACTAAATCCCCGTTCAATAACGTGTAGGCGTTATTATGACTTGCTATCCAGTCTACGTAACCCTTAATGGCATCGTGGTCACTCTGCGGTTCATCCCAGTGAAAGTCCGATAATGGTACTAAGTAAATGAAATCATGTTTACTCAAGTCAGCCTTGATAACCTTGACGTTTTGTTTAATCAAAACAACCTCCAATCTTTATATGGCATTATACTATCCTATAACATATTGCAACAATTGCACAATGTTAGAACAAACGTTTATCTTGCCAATTAAAACAATACTTACATTGCCTGGTATCTTTATTACCTTGAAAGGGATGTTGTCGCCATATCCCATAACTATGTATCCCTAGTTTGCATAATAGTCTACGCATCTTTCAACTCCCCAATTTTATTTTTGTAGTATTCAGTAAGTTCAATCAAGTCCTGTGGGGTGAACTTCTTAATCTCAGTAGCCTTGTCCTCCAGTTCTATGTCCACACCCTCTCCATAAAGATTGATAATCTGTCTCCTGTATTCCAACGTATTGCCCCGAAGATTGATGTTGCAATTATAGCACTGAGCATGGACCCCCTTCTCTGAGAATAAGTTGGCATTATGCCTCCCTGGTATGAAGTGACCGGCCTGGAGAAGTTTTCGGGGAACAGTCTTTTGGCATGTTATACACTTGCCATAGTCTGGTAATCCCGTTGTCTCTAAGCAGTCTCGCAAACGAATATATTCCGAAAACACTTTCCACACCTTGCGTTTAAGCGTGCTTATTTTAGGTTGCTTCTTTATTTGCTTTGTTTTTACCATCTAAATAACCCCTTTTGAAACCATCAATATATCCCTGGTTGTGTTCTTTAGCATGTTTCCCTCTTATGGTAAGTTCGAGGTTCTCTATTCGGTTATCATCTCTAACGCCATTCTTATGATGAATGATTTCTTTCTTTTCAAGTAATCTTCCTAAAAATCTTGCCATCTCTAAGCGGTGTTCGGCTATATAAGAATTCCTTGCCATCTCGAATAGTGAATCTGTTTTAGGTATCCAAACATATTTATAACCGTGTCTGAAATAATAACCACCTTTCCAGCAAGGCGACTCTTCGCCAACCCCACCCAACTTCTTTGCTTTTTCAACATCGGAACAATGTTTGCATATGTCACTTTTAATTTTACCTTTGTGAATGGTAACCCACCTAAGCTTCCCGCAGACCCTACATGGACTCCACTCAAATAAACATCTTAACGCTCCCCCACGCTGTCCAATATCTCTACCCCTTTTCCTATCTCCAATCTGTGGCATAATACACCTCCGTATATCTCTCTACTTATATTATACCACAAACATGCATACTTTGTCAAGTCCCACAGGTTATACAAAGCCCCCAATCTTTACACCCTGTTGTCTTTAGGCAATCCCTAGTCCGGATGTACTGGCTGAAAACATTCCAGCACTTCTTCTTTAAACTGGAAATTAAGGGCTTCTTTTTCTTGATTAGTGCCATTGTACTAATATTCCTTTTTAATAGCCTAGATTTTGATTTGAGCGAAAACTCCATGCCTAGAAATACCTACTTTTTAACACCCGCTAACTTCAATAACTGCCGCTTTTTAGATTTCGGAAAATAGAAGTCAAAGCCAACCGTAATGCTGCCTGATTCGTACCTGACAATATTGATGCAATCCTTCCTGTTTCTTAATTTATCCACCATACTTCGCTCGTCCGTGTAAACTACCACCGTTTGGTTATCTCCATAATCCCGCACTGATGTTACCATTATAGCACCTCCTTTAATTATTTGTCAAGTATTTATTGCCATAGCAATATCTGTCTTTTAACCATTGGAGTTCTATGTAGGGAGCAGATCCAAGTTGGCGATTCTTTCTCATGCTAATCTCCATGACGTCTGGCCGTTCCTCCTCCTCACGATACAACAGAAAGATAACATCGGCATCCTGCTCAATATTACCTGAGTCCCTTAAATCCGACAACGAAGGATGCTTATCACCCCTGTATTCCAGCCCCCTGTTCAACTGAGAAGCTAAGACTACTGGTATATTCAAGTCATTGACCAACATCTTTAAGGTCTTGCAGGCTTTACCAACTCGCACGTTTTGGTTTTCTCTGTCGGTTTTCCAGCAGTCGGACAATATCTGTAGATAATCGACAAAGACAATATCCAGCCCTACAGTGTCCTTCATCCTCTTGGCTTCGTTATAAATATCCTGAGAGCTAGAACCTTGTGTTAAATAAAAGGTACTATTCTCGGCTACCTCACCTGCTAAGTCTACTATCTTAGTCATCTGGTCCTCTGTGACACCGTTCTTTCTGATTTCCCTGATACCGACACCAAGTTTTCTGGCAATCTTTCTTTCTAGTAAAGCTCGTGTACTCATCTCGGCAGTGGCAAAGAGTATCTTTTTGTTGTTAAGATTCTCAACTATATCCAGCATTAATTGAGTCTTACCAACGCCAGGTCTTGCCCCTATGATAATTAGTTCAGGGTAAATACCAGACGTGATTCTATCCATATCAACAAACCCCCAGCTCATAGTATGCTTCGGGTCGCTATAATCCTGCATCATCTCAAGAAGTGTGTCACCTGCCCCTGTAGGAGTTAAGATGCTTTGCATATCAGAGTTTGATAGACTGAATTTCTGCACTAACTCGATAACTTGATTGACACCTGTTTTTATATCTGGTTCTGATTTATATCCTATAGCCTCAATCATACTGGCCAGTGATATAGTCTGCCTTGATACCGCCAATCTCTTAACTATCTGGGCATAGTATTCTATATCCATAGATGTTGGGCATATAGAGATTAGATGGGAAAGATGAGCAGCGCCAACATCAACCTTTACCCTGGCTAGTTCTTGGGCTAGGGTAATCTGGTTAATAGATTCTCTGCGTTTCCTTAAATCCAAGCAAGCCTTAAACATATGCCTGTTTGGTTCGTGATAGAAGTCTTCGGATTTTAGTTTAATTAAGTCTATCGCATCACCATCTATTAGGAGTGACCCGATAACAGCTTCCTCTGCGTCTATATCATGTGGTGGTAGTTTCATATGTTCAACTCCATTACTGATTGACTGCACCTTTTGGCTGCTATCTCACAATACTTCTCTTCTATCTCTATGCCTATGCACTTGCGGTTTAACTTCTTGGCACAATAGGCTGTCGTGCCACTGCCGAGAAAGGGGTCAAGCACAATTTGTCCAGTCTCTGTGAATTTACTGATAACTCTCATGAAGAGCGTTGCCGAAGTAAGCCCAGGAGTAGGGAAGCGTTCCTCTTTGAAGAAATAACCCTCACCAGGAAGTCTTATGTCACTCCATAAATCCCTGACCATATTGGACGGAGTTGCAGTCGTCAAGAGTCCATGATATTGCAGTGCAAATTTCCCCTTCGTTACACCCATAGCTCTTTTCTCTACGACTATCAGTTTTGCCAATGGTAGTAATCCCCAAATCTTCTTGATTTGCTCCGAGCCAATGTAGACAGCTAAATTATTATTGGACAATCTACCCCCTTCCTTGATGACAGCTCCAATAAATTCTAGATATTCTGGTTCTGGTAAGTTATCCTTGTATAATCCATAATCCTTCCCCACATTATAAGGTGGGTCAGTAAGCACCAAATCCACCTTCGGTAATTCAGGTAGTATCTCTCTGCAATCCCCATGATAGATAGTTACCCACTCATCTTGATAGTAAGGTTTCACCATTTCTCCTTCCTTTCTGGTTTGTATTCGTCTTCCCACCCCTTAGCATTTAACCACGTTGCAGGGTAGGGAATATACTTACCCTCTTCTTTGAGCCAGTCTGGTGATTTCGCCGCCACAACTAAGGCCTCGAGTAGAACTTCTATTGAGGTTGTAACCTTAAGGAAAGCATTCTCCGCTTGTCCCCGATTCTTTTTCTTGGGGTATGCTTCCCAAAATGATGCAAACTCTTTTACTTTACTTTTATTTAATTTACTTTTATTTACTTTAATGGCATTACCAGTTGTATGCAATTGCATAGAGTCATCGGTGTTCCATCTTTTTGAGGCTGATTCGCTTCTTTTTTCGGATATTTCCTGCCTTTTAGTTAGACGAATTAGTGCAGCATTTGAATAGAAGTATTCTGCATCATTTTCAAACAAATTTGAAGCAATGATGCAATCAATCGCACTCTTTTCGACACTTAAACTTGAAGCAATGCAATCAATCATAGACAGTTTTATTCGCCCGCCTTCTTCATATAGCATCTCTA